GCCGCCCCCCACGTCTTGTACTCCCATTAAATATTTTGGTATGAACTCTTTCGCATCTTCCATTCTTTCACCTAAAGCTAATGTAATAGCAGTAAATAACGGAATTTCTCCAGTATTGTGTTTATTTATATGTGTGAACGTTTTCCCAGTCTCATAATAAATATGAACTTCTCCACTATATAAAATCGCTTGATTTGTTTTTATGTTTTTTTCCATATCTTTCTCCTATATTTTACTATTAGCTTTATACGTTTTCTATACCTGCATTATCTACCGTTCCGGTAATTATAGTTCCAATATCAGCATTTTGTTCTTTTTTGAAGTAATTTTTATTAGCGTCATAAATATTGCTGACATTAAATTCAAATTCATCAGTATCATAATTATATACATAATAAGTACCATATTCAGTGTCCCAATCTGCTGGTTCACCGGTTAAAAGTGTATACGCATAACCACCATCTTCATCAACAAATAACTCAGAGGTATCACTATTAAGAGTGTATGCAGCAGCGTTATCAATCTCCATTTCTGTATTAGTTTCTCTTTCTGGTTGCGCTGTCACTTTGATAAAGCGGTATAATACACCAGCTGGTAAAATATAATCAAATATATCTTCTAATAATATTAAATCAGTTAGTTGCTCTGGAATTGTAATATCAAATATAAATGAATTAGCCTCTTCAAGAAACATAGTGCTTACAAAATCTGTTATATTTTCTTCTAAGTATATTTTTTGGCTATTCATAAGTAATCTTATAGCAGTATTTATAGCATACTTTGTTCCCTTTTTTCTAATTAAGTCAGAGAACGAGCTGATTATGTATATTAGATCACGTGTTGTATATTTATGTTTTGATTCAAATCCAAGCGTCAATGCAGCAAGCTCAATTGTTGTTGCATCAATATTTGGTGAATCTGGATTAACAGCTATGCAGTCAGCTCCTGTTTTCATATAATTGAAGAGGATTTCAAATAATCTGCCTATATAACTAAAGTCTCTAGATTGACTATAGTAAACTTCTGGTAACAATTTTTCAACTTTCATTTTTATGGCTCCTATTTTATAGAGTTTCTTGCAATTGTTATCTTACCTGCTGATGCAGTGAAGTCAATTTTTGGTAAAACCCATTTATTTACAACATTATTGCTGTCATAAAATGCTTGAGCAGAGTTTAATTTGTATTTAGTAGATAATTCAATTTCTTTACTTGGATCAAGATCTGCTAAAGAATAAAATTTTGGATATTGCTCTATAAAATGGGTCCCCATGTAAGATATAAAAGTTGCTAAATCTATCTCTGTTCGCAAACCTAATAATGGATTAATTCCAATTACATATTTAATTGGGCTCAACGCAAAGGATTGAGCGGGGTCTGTTCTTGTTAATGTCCAATACCCAGCTGCAGGTAATTGTTTTATATTTACTCCTTCACTTAAGGTAATTGTATCGCCAACATCTGGTATTAAAGTTGGAGCGGCCCCTTCACCGATATTATCAACATATATCAGTATGTAACAAGATCTACTAACAAGACCTGAAGCGTAAAACTTAGCGGTATTTTCTCCGACATTGAATTCTGGGCTATACATACCATTTGATAACTGTTTAAGTTGACAATCAGCGTCTTTTGTAACTGTTAATAATGATGGATAAATTTTTTGTTCTTGATTAATAATAGTAACATAACCAAGATCAATATTTCTTCCACCGCCCCTTTGAATTAGCAGGTTAAATTTTAAAACATCACCAAATTCTAAATATGGATCAATCGTATCATTTATCTCGCGATCTTCTGTTGTGTAATATATTTGTTGATTTCCCTCTATAATTTGCTCTTGATCTGGACCACAATTAATATCTAATAATGATCGACAATACCAGTTGCCATCGGTTATAGATGATCTATCTGGTAGAGATGTAAAACTCGATTCACCTACATACTGGTATTGTATTTCAGCTGCCCCAATAGTTGTAAAAGTATTGTCTACTACTGTGTAGGTAATTGAACTTTTGATTTGATCTCCTGCGGTTAACGTTCTTATTTCATTTTCTGTTATAGTTAATTTATATGTATCATTGAAGGATTCTAAAATAAAAGCATCATTCAGAGCATATAATCCCTCTAATGTGATATCATCTATATTTATATCTTTAGAACAAATCCATTCCCAGCCGAGTCCGCTCATATCTGCATGACGGGTTAATTTCGTTCCAGAACCAAAAGCATATAAAGAGGTTAAATTAATATCAGAGTAAAAGAAATATTCATTTTCTTTTAATACATATGAATTATCAGCTTCCCATTTTATGAGATTATCTGTCTCATTTGTTATCCAATAACATTTCTTTGGTGATTTTAATTCTTCTGAATTAATTTTCTTAATTTCGACTTGTTCACCAGCCCCTAATCCAAATAAGCTATAAGTTATTCCATCTTTTGCATATGTTTTATCTGGGGAAGGTTGAACTATCAAGCGTTGCTCTGTTGTATATAAAATTTCTTTTGAATTTATCACCGTTTCAGCATAGAAGAAATCGGGCTTCCATACACCATCTTTTAAATAATAAAATAACAATTCTTCACCACTAGCTAATTGGTAATCAACATTCGCGTCAATCTTAACAGCAGGAGAATTTAATTTTAGATAATAATAAATACCAGCACTATAAATCTTTTCGGTAATTAGGCTGGGAGCCAAAAATTGAATTACTTCATTAGCTAATAGCGTATGTGGAACATTAAGATCTAAAGGATCAAGATTACATAACGTTGTGATCTTTTTTATATCTGCAGTTTCATTAATAGCTGAATAAGAATAGTCATACGTAAAATCAAAGTCATATTCGAACAAAGAAACTCTTCCAGCTAAAACATTTTTTGCAACAATAAATTTAAATTTATCCTCACCACCAGCACCATCGTCTATATCATATGCTGTATTATCTTTTGTTACTATTTTAGGCACCTGTATTGGTTCTTGTAAATTAACGTATTTTATTCTTTTATCCGCATTTTCCATAACTGAAACTAACTCATTGAAAGGAATTTCGTAGCCAAAATTTAATTTGCGAGCATTAAATTCTTTTGCAATAGCGCTGTAAATATTAGCTATAATATCGGTCTGTTCCAAAATGTTAACTTTTGCTATGGTGCTAATAGTTGCCGTTAATTCGTAATAATTCTGAATTGATGCTATATCCGTATCAGCTAATTCTTTATAGGTGTGACACAAACTTTTATGTATATCATCATCTATTTCTAATTGTGTTGTTATATCATTAATTTTATTTTGTTCTAAAACTTTAAAAGAATTATTATATCCATCTGTATTTGAATTTATAGCAGAATATGTTGTGTTAGTTATTGGGGTTAAAGGATATATAGCTAAATCAAAAGGTGTCATACAATCTTCCCTTGCACCAACTTCGCCAGTCCTCATCGGAATAGGTTCATCAACAGGACTAACTCCCCCAGCATATGTAATAACATCACAAGCATAATTTATATCTGTTCGTCTATCAGCAACTTGAACATTTGATACATAAGGCGTTCCAGATCCTTTAAGCATATTATAAATAGCATTAGCATAATCTCTACATGCTACTAAAGTATCAAATGTTCCAACTATTTTTTTAAATCCGTTAAATGATTGGTCTATTGTTTCTGGATTAGCGCCAGAAGACGCTGCAGAAAGATTGACAACCCTAATATTGGCATTATCAATATCGTCTTCCACAGTTCTTTTTTTAATACTAATTAATTCTTTAGCGGCAACATTTCCTGTTTCCCCTTGCGTGACTATATAATCAACACCCAAACCAGCATCAATAATATCTGCTATCCAGTCCGGGAACTCAATATATGGAAGATTTCTTTTTGAGTCAAAACTAAACTTATAACAAGGTGATCCATATACCTGTGTATTTAAATTATCAACCTTTTTCCACTCACTGTTCACGGTATCTGATATAAAAATACCATTTTCTGCTACCATTAGCTCTGGAAAATATAATCTATTGTTACTTGTTAGATTTTCAAGCTGTATGATTGGATTTCCTAATATTGCTAATGTTTGAAGTTTCCCCTGTATTACTACTATTTCACCAGAAGAATTTTGTTCTTTATTTATTTCAGCATCATTTAAAGTCACATATGGTATTTTAGAAGTAGATTCAATTATAGAATATTTCGGTACTGAAATCGGCGCTAATAATTCTTCGGGGAACTTGTAGCTAAGAACTACAGAAGTTTGAGCAGCTGTATAATAATGCATAGCATAACCCAAAGCTTCAGTTAAATCCCTCATTGATTCTTCCTGTGTACAACTAGAAATAAATCTTTCTAATAAATTCTTATCAATATTATAATTAATTTTATCAGCTACAAATGCTGCGAGTTTTAATAGCACAATAAATGGATCAGTTTCAACCGAGGTTGTGGGTGAAAACCTATCGCTTATTTTTTCTGCGTATGTTAATAGTTCTTCATAAATAGCTGCAAAATCTTTATTCGTATATGATTTATTAGATATTTCTAATTCTTTTTCGGTGAAAGCCATGCTTATTCACTCCCTTCTATTTTGAATAAAACCAAAGAAAACATATTTGTAATAAATGTTTCTTGATTTTTATATACGATATTCGCTACAAGCTTATTTCTATCAATAAACATCGTAATATCTTTTCTTTCAAGATAAATTTGTGGACAATAATCAATTATTTTTGTATAAATTTCATCAATTAATATATCTTTTAATATTACATTATTTTGTTCAAAAAAGTATCGTTTTAAATGTATTCCAAAATTTGGATCACCAAAAAGTTCACCGCATTCGCAACTAACTAATAATTGAATACTTTGTTTTGTAGCATCATCTCCATATTTAACTGTAGTAGAATTACCATTAAATATTTTAGGAAAACTTATAGTGTTCATTTATTTTGCTCCTTTAAAGTATTTAAACTCATATAATTTAGCATCTGTTCTATTGGATATAGAATTATTAATTACCATTTACGTCCGTAAATACGAACTGTGCAACCACTTGTTCCTAAAATATCTACTAACAACTCAGACTCGGTACCATTATTCATCACCACACTAGCACCAAATGTTCCGCTAGAACAAATTCCAAAAACGCAGCCACCCGTTTTATCAATACCACCAGTATCATAGGTAAATGAACCTGTGGGAACAATTGATCTTGCGGTGATCACTTCTGCTGGCAGAGTGTTGTTAATTGCTTCGATAATGACTTCATCATAATTAATAAAATTAGTTACTGAAAGTGTTCCATCACTTGAGCGACTTCCTAATAATGTATCAATTGGTCCTGGATATGGAATTCCAAGATGTGTATGTTTATCTAATGTATCTAACGCATGTTGAGCATTTGAATCAAGATGATTTAATACCCCGGTAAAATTAGCAGTGTTTACAATAACACCAGAAGCAATAG